AACAATATTAAACCTGTGTATAATTGGGGGGGGTAGGGGGGGTATAATACCAACTAAAAAGAAATAAAAATACTCCTACAAAATAAAGTAATATAATGGGTATAAATGAATCCTCTTGATTATTTACTATTAGGAACAATGTTAGTATTTGCAATAACATTATATATCTATAGATGACTAAAAAATGCATATGGTGTATGCAAATAAAAAATATTTCAGATTTTAGTAAATATAGCAAATCCACTGATGGATATAGATCTCAATGCAATACATGCATAAATATATCTAAAAAATCGGGTAGAAAATGATCCTTGATTATTTATATTTAAACCTATGCGTAGCATCAATTATAATTTATATAGCCTATAAGCATATAAGATAGATCATATGTAGATATCTTTATACCCTTCATATTATATTTATATATTTATAGCATATAACACCTGGCTTTTGGTGCTATGGATGCATGGATATGGGGGAGATATAGGGTGTACATTGTCGCCAAAATTAAGTGGGCAGTAGCGAGGTGTTTGGTGTGGACGCCACTGCCCTGGTTACCCACTCGGATATGAAACCGATCAGAATGACACACTTTTGTGTCTTGGGCGAACCCTAAAACAATTATATACGAATATTACTCATCAGTCAATTAATTTACTTTATTGAGTCTATCTCGTTCATCTATAATTTCGAATGCCCATTTAGAAACGCTTTCTTCCATACCCGCGAAGTGATGCCCGCAGAAATATAACTCGCCGCTTACTCCAGTGGCGCGAACGTAGGCCTGTGCCGAACAACGGTCACACCTGTCGACTGCTGTTAAATAATATTGAATTTCTTCTTTAGTTTTAGGCATATTCTAATTATATCGTTATAAATAAGATAAGTCAATGTTATAATTGTTATTACAATGGAAATGAATCTTTTGTCTACCCTCGCCGAAACTTGGCAAACCTTAGCAATTATCGGAGTTGCAATAAGCGTAGGTTATGCTACCGCTAGAAAATTTGAAGGACTACTTGGTAAAAATAAAAAAGGTGATACCGTAGTAGAAAGATTAGAAAAAATCGAAAGACATATAATGCCTAATGGTGGCTCATCCATGTCAGATAAAATAGATTATATCCGCCGAGACCAAAACAAAATGAAGAATGAACTTTCTCAAATTTCTGGAGAATTAGAAGTAATTAAAGGCATTGTTACTGTAATAGTTGACAAATAGATTTGGTATAATGAAACTAGAGAACCCTTTCTCTAGGAGTGTGTCCATATGTCCTTGACCCCAGGACGAGTAAACTTTGTATGTCCGCAAGGAAGTACCTTTCGCAAAACCGTTACATATAAAATAGACGATGTTCCAGTAAATATAACTGGATATACATCAAGACTACAAGTAAGAGAAACACACTATAGCACAGACACAATTACATCCTTAACTTCTGGAAGTGGCATAACCCTTGGTGGTAGTGCGGGAACAATTGACATATTAATATCAGCAAGTGCTACTGCAGCATTTGATCCAGGAAATTGGGTATATGACTTAGAAGTACAATCTAGTAGTGGAATAGTAGATAGACTTATTGAAGGATCTTTTATAATTACCCCAGAGGTAACTAGATAATGACTGATGGAAGAGTAACAGTTGAATTAATTGAAAATCCTATAACATTAGATGTAACTGAAGAAAACGTAATAGTATCCGTAACTGAACAACCAGTTGAAGTAACAATAGGTTTTTCTGGACCACAAGGTCCTAAAGGTGATAAGGGTGATAATGGCGATGTACAGGTTGAAGACTTATCTTATGTTCATACACAAAATGTTGCATCCTCATCATGGAGCGTAACTCATGGCTTGGGATTTATTCCCAATATTACAGTAATAGATTCTGCAGGATCAGTGGTTGAGGGGTCATACACTTATTCTGAAGATGGCAATACTGTAACTTTATCTTTTTCGAGTCCATTCTCGGGAAAGGCATATCTATCATAAGGAGGTAGAAAAATGGCTAGAAAATTTTTAACACCAATTAACTTAAATCAATTGGAATTGCAAAATGCCGTTATTCAAAATCTTGGTAGTAATCCCGAGACTGGCGTAGAAGGTCAATTATATTACAATAGTAATGCTAATGAACTTCGTGTTTATGACGGTTCAAGTTGGCTTCCAGTTGGTTCAACTGAAGCAATTGGCGATGCCTTAGATAATATTATTGTTGACGGTACAGGAATTTCAACATCATATAATGATGGTGCTGGAACTCTAACTATAACCAATACTGGAGTAACAAGTTTAACTGGAACTGCAAGTGAAGTGACTGTATCTGCATCAGCAGGTGCTGTAACAATAGGATTGCCCGACACAATCGTTGCAAATCTTACTGGAACTGCAGCATCAGCAACTTTTGCAACAACTGCTGGAACAGCAAATGCTGTAGCAGCAAATTCTGTTGCTTTAGGTACTGATACAACAGGAAACTATGTAGCAACAATAACAGGAACAGCAAACGAAGTAGAAGTTTCTGGATCTGGTAGCGAGTCTGCTGCTATTACAATTGGTCTTCCCGACAACGTAACACTAGGTGGAAACTTAGTTGTATCTGGAAATCTAACAGTAAGTGGTAGCACAACTTATCTTAATACTGAAACATTAACAGTAGAAGATAATATTGTTCTATTAAATTCTGGAGTAACGGGAGTACCATCAACTAATGCTGGACTAGAAATAGAAAGAGGAGATTCTCCAAATACCTCACTTATTTGGAATGAATCAACAGACTCTTGGTCTGCAACAAATGATGGAACTAACTACCATGCACTAGCAAGAAAATATGTAGAAAATGTTGGAAATAGTGCAAGTACTGTATTTGCTCTTACTCACAATTTAGGAACTCGTGACGTAACAGTTCAAGTATTTGACAACTCAACATATGAAACAGTAGAAGTTGATATCGCAAGAACATCAACAACGGTAACAACAGTAACATTTGCTGTTGCACCATCAAGCAATGCATATAGAGTAGTAATAACAGGGTAAATTTAAAAAGGGGTAGAAAAAAATATCCCTTTTTAGTAAAGAGAGAATATGGCAAAGAAATTTTTAACTAGTATAGAACTAGCAAATTTATCTTCAGATCCTGCAAGTGGCTCTGAAGGAGAACTATATTTTAATACTGTTAATAATGCTATAAAAGTATATTCTGATGGAGTCTGGATTTTTTTAAATACCTCGGCTTCAGCAGGAATAATTGATGGGGGAGGGCCTTCAACGGTCTTCTAAAAATAAAATTTAGTTGTATGCGATAGTGTATAATTAATTTTGGGGGTATAATCTCTGTGGCAACAAGAATTCAGTTAAGAAGAGGTATCGCTTCTTCTTGGACTAGTTCCAATCCAATCTTAGCATCTGGCGAAGTTGGAGTAGAAACTGACACTAATAAAATAAAAATTGGTGATGGTTCTTCTAATTGGACCGAACTAGATTATTTTGCAGACGTATATGCTGCTTCAGCCTCAATTATAGCCTACATAAATTCTGAAATTGGTGACCTGATTGATTCAGCACCTGCACTCCTTGACACACTAAACGAACTAGCAGCAGCAATTGGTGATGATCCATCATTCTTTAGCAATATTGCTACTACCATAAATTCTGCTTCAGCAACGGCCTACGCATCAGCCTCAGCATATACAAATGCTCAAATTAATGCTTTAACTACTTCTGACATAGAAGAAGGAAGTAGGCTTTATTTTACAAACCAAAGAGCCTTAGATGCAACAGCGGGAGCCACTTCGTCTGCATCTGCTTATGCACTTTCTCAAGCAAACTCATACTCAAACTCCGCATCGGCTGCGGCTTATGCTTCAGCAAGTGCTAACACTTTGTCTCAAATAAATGCTTTAACAACTACAGACATTGAAGAAGGAACTAATAAATACTTTACAAACCAAAGAGCAATTGATGCAGCAAGTGCTACATACATTCTTCAAACAAGCCAACAGTCAATTATTAATACTGCTTCTGCAGCCGCAGTAACTGCAGTACTAGACGGTGCACCAGGTGCACTAGATACCCTTAACGAATTAGCAGCAGCATTAGGAGATAATCCAGATATTCTATCTACATTTATTACTTCAAATACCGCCTCAGCAACATACTTAACTCAAGCAGACTATGCTTCAGCGTCACCAAACTTTGCAACAGACGCAGAACTTGCTTCAGCAATCGTAACAGCCTCAGCAGCCGCAGTAGTATACGCAGATGCACTAACAACAGCAGACATTGCAGAAAACACAAACCTATACTTCACAAATGAAAGAGCAGTTAACGCAGGATCAGCAACTTACATATTACAGTCAAGCCAACAAGGAATAATCAATAGCGCATCTGCCACAGCATATGCAAGCGCAAGCGCTTATACAAATTCTGAAATAAACGCTTTAACTACTAACGATATTCCAGAACCTACTGTTGCTGGAAATGAAACATTTACCGTAACAAATAGTGGAACTGGTGCATACGTTGTTGCTGCCGTAAACAATCCAACATTTAATTTAGTAAAGGGAAATACTTATACATTTGTTATAAATGCAAGTGGACATCCATTTTGGATTCAGTCAGCATCTGGAGGATATAGTTCTGGGAATATTTATTCAACTGGAACAACAAATCTTGGTACAGATAACGGAACAATAACTTGGACAATCCCATTAAATGCTCCGAATACTTTATATTACGCTTGTCAATTTCATTCATCAATGCAAGGAACAATCAATCTTGTTGATCCTGGTAATTTATACTTTACTCACGAAAGAGCAATTAATGCAGCAAGTGTAACTTTTATACCATTATCAAGTCAACAATCAATCATTAACAGTGCTTCTGCCGCAGCAGTAACAGCGGTGTTAGACGGTGCACCTGGTGCACTAGATACCCTCAATGAACTAGCAGCAGCATTAAATGATGACTCAAGTTTTGCAACTACAGTAACAAATTCTTTAGCAGCAAAACTAGATGCTTCATCAGCATCAGCAACTTATTTAACTCAAGCAAATGCTTCAGCAAACTATGTTGCAAAAAATGCAGACGGTATAGAATATATTCAAGATCAATCATCAAGTTTATTTATTCACTCAAATCATACAAATATAACAGCAACATATGATGATGCTAATAATCAAGTTATATTAGTTGGCTCTGCAGGTGGTGGTGGATCTGCTAGTAGTGGTGGAGCAAGCATTATTGTTTCAGCAAGTGCTCCTGTAGGGGCCGTAGAGGGTGATGCCTGGTTTGATAATACTGATGGGTCATTTTATGTGTATGACGGCACTTTCTGGGTAGAAACAGCCCCTGAAGGCTCTGGAAGCACCGATGGTGGAAGTTTTACAAGATGGTCTAAGACTTATAGTGGAAGTGCAACATTAATTTCGGGTACAGATGATGATTTATTTAGTTTAAATTATACTCCAGGATTAGAACAAGTATTTATTAATGGTATTTTACAAGATATTTCTAACTATACCGCCACAAGTGGCAGTACTATAGTTCTAAATGAAGCGGTAGTTAATAATGACGTAGTAGAAGTTATAGCAGTACAATCATTTAATTTTGCAGATGCATATACTAAAGCAGAAATAGATCAAAAGGTTTCTAACTATACCCGCTGGACAAAAACAATGGGTGCAAGTGCTACAACAATTTCTGGCTTAGACGACAGTTCTCTTACCCTATCTTATACAGTTGGTAATGAAGAAATATTTGTAAACGGTATTTTATTAACAAGAACCACTGACTATACTGCAACAAGTGGCAGCACCGTACTTCTAGTTGAAGCGGTATCTTCGGGGGATATAGTAGAAATTAAATCTCATGAAATATTAAACGTAGGAAATCTATATACTCAAACTCAAGCAGATGCTAGATATGAAATAAAAAGAAATACTTATATAGTTAATGGTCCTTATACTGCAAGTATTAATGATGTTATTTTTGTAAATACCTCGGCTAGTGCACATACTATAACACTACCTGCTACTCCTATATTGGGTCATAAAGTGCTTATTTCCGACTTATCTAATAATGCTAATATTAATAATATTACTGTTGGTAGAAATAGTGAAAAAATTGACGGGGTAGAAGAAAATTTCACTATAGATGTAAACAATGGTAGTGTAGAATTTATATATACTAATACTACTTATGGATGGAGGACTATATAATGGCAAAATTAAGTAATATTTTAACTACTAGAAGTTCTCAAGGTCCTTCTGATAATTTTAAGAACTTAATTATTAATGGTGATATGCAGATTGCCCAACGTGGTACATCCACAGCATCTATTACTACAAGTAACTATTACACAGTAGATAGATTTAACTTTACTGTAGGAAGTATGGGAACTTGGACAATGTCTCAAGAAAACGATGCACCAACAGGTTCAGGTTTTCGTAAATCAGTAAAAATTCTTTGCACAACTGCTGATGCTTCTCCTGCTGCAAGTGATCAAGTTAGATTAGATACTTATTTAGAAGGTCAAAACCTTCAACATATTAAAAAAGGGACCGCTGCTGCAGAACAGTTAACTCTTTCTTTTTGGGTTAAATCAAATGTTACTGGTACTCACACTGTTAGATTAGTTGATTACGACAACACTAGAGGTGACTCTGCTTCTTACACTATTAGTGTTTCAGGAACTTGGGAAAAGAAAACTATTACGTTCCCCGCTGATACCACTGGTGCATTTGATAACGATAATGCTGCTTCTTTAGGTTTAATTTTTGGTCTTGGTTTTGGAAGTAATTTTACTTCTGGTACTTTACAAAGTACTTGGGGTTCATATACTGATGCTAATTCACACGTTGGTCAGGTTAACGTTGCATCAGCAATTAATAACTACTGGCAGGTTACTGGTGTTCAACTTGAGGTTGGTGATACTGCTACACCCTTTGAGTTTCTTCCTGCACAACAAGAACTTGCACAATGTCAAAGATATTATACAAATCTTTACCCATACGGTGCAGTAGGTTCATTTTATAGTACAACTCAATGTAAAGTTAGTTTTACTAATCCAGTTCCTATGAGAACGGATGCAGTTATGACTGTAAAATCTGCAACATATACGGATATGATAGAACAAACTGGTGTGGCATTAAGAACACCTACAAGTATATCTGCAAACTACGCAGGTGTTGCTGGTCAAGTAATTCATTTACAAGGAATGTCTAGTGCTACCACGGCTCACGGTGCAATATATCGTTGGGGTGGAGACATAACCACTATTTCCTTTAGTGCGGAGTTATAATGTATAAAATAAAAACAGGTGATGAACTTAATCAATCATTTATTATTAAAATAGAATCTGATAAAACATTATGGATTCCTTTAAATGAATCACTTAATGAATATCAAGAATATTTAAAATGGGTTTCTGAAGGCAACACAGCAGAAGAATGGGTGGCAGAATAATATGGGTAGAGCAAGAGATATATCAAAAGTATTTTCTACAAATACCGCGTTGGCTACGGATAGTGAAATTTCTGCATTTAATTATTTAACACAGGCTAGTGCCTCAACTGTATATCAAACTAAGTCTGCTACAGGATTGATTTTACTAACCCCAACTTCAATAACTGCTACAGGCGGAAGTGGATCAATAGGAACAAATGGAACTGTTAGTTTTACATCTACATCTTCAATATCTTTAAATACTATATTTAATTCATCATATAATAATTATAGAATATTAGTAGATATAACATCAAATAGTGCTAATGATGGATGGCATTTTTTAAAACTTCGTTCAGGTACAACTGACGCAAGCACTACGTATTACTATGCTTTTTGGGCAAGAACTCATGCAGGATTTGACGTATCACAACAAGGAAACAATGTTTCAAGTTTTAAAGTAGGTCAAATGGATAACTCTGCAACTGGATACCAAGGTTATTTTATAGACCTTATTGACCCCTTTACTGCAAATAAAACAAAAATGGGACACTACGGTTCAGCAATAACTGATTCATCAGTAGTTCAAGGATTTGCTGGTGGAGGAGTACATGATGTTTCTTCTTCATATGATGGCTTTAGTTTAATTAGTGAAAATGGAAACATTACTGGTTCTATTTCAGTTTACGGATACAATAAATGATCGGGTATAAAGGAGATATAATATAACTATGTCAAGAACAAGAGATATAAGTAAGTTATTGAATGATAGTGTTACTATTTCTACCCTCGATGAATTAGCAACGGTAGCAGAATTAGACACTATTGACGCTGATAATAATCCAGATATATTAATGCAACTAGGAGGTTAAAATGGCTACAAAAACATATAAAGTATTAGCACAAAATGCACCTAGTGCAACAAGCAATACTGATATTTATACCGTTGGAGCAGGGGTACAAACAATTGTATCTACTATTACTGTTTGTAATAGATCTACAAGCGCTACTACATATCGTATTGCAATTAGACCTAATGCTGAAACATTAGCAAATAAGCACTATATTGCATATGATGTTGCATTGGCTGCAAATGATACTACTGCCATAACCATAGGTGCAACCTTAGATGCATCTGATGTTATAACAGTTTATGCCGCTACTGCAGATACTTCATTCAACATTTTTGGATCGGAGATAACTGCATAATGGCAATTACTAGTTTATCTACATCATCATTGGTTTCTGGTGTTAAGCGTAGAAGAGTTTGGGATCAAACTGCTACTACCGATGGATTTTTTCAGATTGCTACTACTACATTAAATGTTGCTGCTTCTAGCATTACTTTTTCTAACATTCCACAAGATTATACCCATTTGCATATTAGAGGTATTGCTCGTTCAACCACTGCTGCTTCATCTGTTAATACTATTTTAAGATTTAATAGTGATACTGGAGCAAATTATGCTAGTCATTATTTAACAGGAAATGGTAGTTCTGGTATATCAGGTAACGAAACTAGTTCTACTTATATTTATACTGGTGCAGTGATTGCTTCTACTTCTCTTGCTAATTCTTTTGAGGCTTGTGCTATAAACATTTTAGATTATTCAAATACTAACAAATTTAAGACTGTAGCAACTTTGTCAGGTTGGGATGCTAATGGTAGTGGTATTACTGGTTTGTGGTCTGGTCATTGGCGTTCAACAAGTTCTGTAACATCAATTATTTTATTGCCAAATCAAAATAATTTTGCACAATATTCTTCTTTTGCTCTATACGGAATTAAGGGATAATAATGGCTGCAACGTACACACCGATAGCATCAACAATACTAGGGGTAAATGCTTCTTCTATTACTTTTAGTTCTATTCCACAAACATATACTGATTTAATTGTTATATTTAATGGCAGAACTGACGGAGACGAAAATACAAATCTTCAGTTTAATTCTGATACAACTAATAATTATTCTGTTACTGCTTTGTATGGTAATGGTTCAACTGTTACATCAAACCGAGATAGTAATGTTAGTTCAATTGGCTTAGGTGGTATTTCCTCTGGTTCTGATGAGCAAGGAACTGTTATTGTTCAAATTTTTAATTACGCTAACACGACAACAAATAAAACTGTTATTAGCAGAGCAAACAACAGTACTTATGTTCAACTAAGGGCTGGAATTAGACGTAGTATGGAAGCAGTTTCTGCAATAACCATTAAGGCTGATTCTACAACCTTTTTATCAGGTACAACTTTTAATCTCTACGGTATACAAGCAGGTAATGCATAATGCCTAATACATATAAAAAAATAGCAAGTGTAGTAGTAGGATCTGGTGGTACTTCTGCTATTAATTTTACTTCTATACCCCAAACTTTTACTGATTTAAAAATAGTTTTTTCTACTAGGGCCAATCGTTCAGGAGAGCAGGTTGATTTAGCCCGAATTACATTTAATGATTCTAATTCAAACTATTCTAGACGTGATCTTTATGGTGACTACACAGCAGCATATTCCTCATCAAGTTCTGGAGCCTCATCGTATTTACCTCAAGGTTTTAGCCCTGCATCATCAGCAACTGCAAACGTATTTAGTAATAATGAAATTTATATATCAAATTATACAAGTTCTAATTTTAAATCTATTTCATCAGATATTGTTACTGAAAATAATAGTGGAACAGCGAACTACGGATATTTAACAATAAGTGCTGGTTTATGGTCTGACACTTCTGCAATAACAAAAATTACAATTACTAATCATATTGGAACAGGGTTTTCCCAACACACTACCGCCACTTTATACGGTATAGGTGATGTTCCATCTAAATTTGCAAAAGCAGTAGGTGGAATGATTACAACTGATAGCACATATGTATATCATACTTTTACATCATCTCATGTATTTATTCCTAATCAGAATTTAACTGTTGACTACCTAGTAGTTGCAGGTGGTGGCGGCGGTGGTGCAGGAAATGGTGCAGGTGGTGGAGCAGGAGGATTGCGTTGCACAGTCGGAGCAACAGGCGGCGGAGGTTCACTTGAAACCCCACTAAGTTTAACTGCTAGCACAAGTTATACAGTAACTGTTGGTGCAGGTGGCATAGGCGGAACAAGTAATGGTCAAGGTGCCAATGGAAGCAATTCTTCATTTTCAACTATAACTTCTATTGGTGGTGGTGGTGGTGGTGCTTACGATGCAGGTCCTGACGTTCCTGGTAAAACAGGTGGTTCAGGTGGTGGTGGTGGTACCAATAGTGCTCAATCAACTCCTGCAGGAAGTGGAACAGCAAATCAAGGATATGCTGGTGGAGTAGGTAATTCAACTAATTTAACTGCTGGTGGTGGTGGCGGTGCAGGTGGTGTGGGTACAGCAGGTAACGGAACAGTTCCTGGTATTGGTGGAAATGGTGTAACAACATCTATTTTTGGTATATCAACAGCATACGCTGGTGGTGGTGGCGGTGCTGGAAATGGTACAGGCGCTGCTGGTGGAACTGGCGGTGGTGGTGCTGGTTCAAATACTTCTCCCGTTGCTGGAACTGCGTTTACTGGTGGTGGTGGTGGCGGTAAATCTACTGGTGGAGATGGTGCTGCTGGTGGATCAGGTATAGTAATAGTGAGGTATCTAAGATAATATGTCACATTTTGCACAAATAGATAATAATAATATTGTTTTACAAGTATTAGTTATTCCTGATTTTCAAGAACATAGAGGACAACAATATCTTGCAAATGATTTAAATTTAGGTGGAGTATGGATTCAAACTTCTTATAATAATAGAATTAGAAAAAATTATGCTGGTATTGGATATAAATATGATGAAGAGTTAGATGCTTTTATACCGCCAAAACCAGAAATTGGTGAATGGAACTTAAACGAAGAAACTTGTTTATGGGAAGAAGTAAATTAATTACGTAATGCTATAATGAGAGAGGTGATATAACTTGGCTACAATTTTTCCTGCATCCCCCGCCGTAAATGATACATTTAAATCAGACGGTACCACTTGGAAGTGGAACGGATCTGCTTGGACTTTTTTCAGTGGTGTAGGCACAGTAGGTGGTGGCGGAGACGCTACCGTAGCATTTCAAGTAGATCAACCAGACACTGCATCTTTAGATGCTGGTGCATTATGGATCGATAGCGATGAAGACGCAATTTCAGGATTATTACCAGCAACATTTACTCGTTGGATTTCAGTATTAAGTGCTAGTGCAACAACATTATCAGGATTAGATGACAATGCTTTATCTTTAATTTATACAGCAGGATATGAAAAAGTATTTATAAATGGTACTTTATTAGTAAGAGGTTCTGACTATACCGCGACAACTGGGAACACAATTGTTTTAACAACAGCAGCAGAAAGTGGAGATGCCGTTGAGGTTCACTCTTACGAATCATTCCAAATTGCAGATACCTATACACAGGCTGCAGCAGACGCAAAATTCTTTGCAATAGACGAATCTAGAATAGATCGTTGGACAAAAACTTACTCAGCAAGTGCAACAACAATTACTGGGGTAGATGATTATTCTGAATCCCTATTATATACTTCTGGATTAGAATCTCTTTATATTAACGGTGTATTAGTAGATCCTTCTGAATATACCCGCACAAGTGCATCAGTGATCACACCTGACGAAGCAATTGTATCTGGAGATGTTGTAGATTTAATTATACCTAAAGCATTTGAAGTAGCAAACACTTATACCATCGCACAAATAGATGCTAAATATAATACTAGAACTAGATGGACAAAAACTTTCTCTGCTTCTGCTACCGTAATTAGCGGGGTAGACGATAATGCATTATCTTTATTATATACTGCTGGATATGAAGAAGTTTATTTAAATGGAATTTTACTTACCCCGATTACTGATTATGCAAGAACTTCTGCTTCAGTAATTACCCTAGGATCCGCGGTAGTAACAAGCGATATTATAGAAATAGTAAATACTCAACCATTTAATGTGGCTGATACTTATACTACTACTCAAGCAGATAATAGATTTTTAACACAATCTAGTGCTAGTAGCACATATGTTAATCAAAATACAAGAATAGGTTTTTCTGCAAGAATTTCTACTAATCAATCAATTGCAACCATTACTTGGACTAAGGTTCAATTTGATACAGAAGTTTTTGATAGTGCGGGAGTTTATGATCCAGTAACAAACTATCGCTTTACTGTACCATCTGGTCAAGGTGGAGTATATTTGCTTGGTATGGATGTTGCTTGGGGTATCTATAGTGCGGCTCACCAATTTCAATTTGGTTTTTATAAAAATGGATCTAATTTAGAAAATAACGCTATTTTATGGCGTGATAGTGGTTCAGATGTAGTTGCTGGAACCTGGTCAAAATTAGTAAGTTTAAATGCTGGTGATTATATTGAGGCTATGGTTTATCATAATCGTGGTTCTAATGCAACCCTTTATTCACCTCATGCTAATTTTTGGGGGCATAAAATATAATGGGTAGAGCAAGAGATCTAGCAAACATATTATCTAGTAGTGGTAATGTTGCTTTGGATAGTGAATTAGGATTGTCTTTAATTACCCCGACTTCTTTCACTGTTACTGGTGGTAGTGGAACTATATCTTCAACTGGTAAAATTTCTTTAACAAGTGCTACTGCAGTTAAAGTTAATGGATGCTTTTCAAGTTCTTATGATAACTATAAAATTATTATTGCTGGAACTAACACATCTACTTCTGTTGCTGGGTGTAGTATTAAATTTGTAAAAAATACAGTTGAATCATCTAGTAATTATTTTTATACATATATTTATGCAGGTAATTCCGCTGGTCCATCTAGAAGTTATGCTGGTTCGGCAGCACAATGGTCTTCTGGTGCAATGGGAGATTATTTTAGTTCTAACATTTATGAAATTGTTGAACCTTTTGTATCCGCAAGCAGAACAAACTATTATTCAAACTATACCGCTGTAGCAAGTACCAATAATGAAATGGGGATTGTAAATGGTTTTCATGTAACAACAGATTCTTATGATGGTTTTAGTTGGAGTGGCGGAACTTTTACTGGATCATTATCAATTTACGGATATAGAAAATAGGAAAAGGAGGTAAATTATGTCAGAAGAAATCAGAGTATCTGAAACTAACGCAGCAACTGGAGAAACAGTTGTTAGAGTGTTAGAAGGTGCTGAACTTGAAGCGTTCTTGGCTGATCGTGCAGCAATGCAAGCAGAACAAGAAGCAAGAGAAGAAGCAGCAGCAGAAAAGGCTGTAGCAAAAGCAGCGATTCTAGAAAGACTTGGATTAACAGAAGAAGAACTAGCAACAGTTCTTTCATAATTTTCCACGGTATAAATAGAATTAAGATATAATTAAAGGAGATTATCATGGGTAGAACTAGAGATGTAAGTAAGATTTTAACTTCGAATACCTCGATTTTAAGTCTTGCGTCTGCTAGTTCTACTTATCAAACTATTGCTAAAACAGGATTAATAGAACTTACTCCATTAACAATATCTGTTACTGGTGGTAGTGGATCAATTAGTACAACTGGTGCTGTATCCTTTACAAGTGCTTCAGCAGTTTCTTTGAATAATGTATTTAGTTCAACTTATGACAATTATAGAATTGTAGTAACAGGACTACCAAGTACAGCGGCACAATTTCAATTTAGATATAGAGTTTCTAGTAGTGATGATTCAACAACAAATGCTTATGTAAGACAAAGAACTAACTCAAACAATACAACAATTAGTGGTTTTAGGGATACTACAACAATGTATCTTTTAGGTTATTGGAATACTACTTTAGTAAACACTATTAGTATGGATGTATATAATCCATTTTTGGCTACCTCAACTGGATTATATGCAACTGCTTTAACTTCAAGTGATGGTGCCCAATCTCAGTTAAATTTGGCTACTCATAATCAAAATACTTCTTATACAGGTTTTACAATATTTCCAGATGCTGGAACTATTACAGGTACAATTTCAGTCTATGGATACAACAAATAAGGGAGGTATGATTAATATATGACTAGAGCAAGAGATGTGAGTAGATTAGTTACTACCCCGCCAAATATTTATGCAACTGACACAGAAACTTCATCAGCAGGGTATTTAACTAATGCTTCTGCCTCTTCTTCCTACTTAACACAAGCATCTGCTTCTACTATATATAAAGGGTCTAATTTTCGTAACTTGATTATTAATGGTGATATGCAGGTTGCCCAACGTGGTACATCTGCTTCTTCTTTAACAACTACTGGCTATAGAACTGCAGATAGATGGCAGTTTCAAATAACTACCCAAGGTACTTGGACTATGAGTGTTGAAAATGATGCACCTACAGGTTCTGGTTTTAGAAAATCAACTAAAGTTTTATGTACTACTGCTGATGCTTCACCTGCCTCTGGAGATGTTGTACTTTTAAGTCAAACTATAGAAGGACAAAACCTTCAACAAATCAAAAAGGGTACAGCAGCAGCCGAACAATTAACTGTTTCTTTTTGGGTTAAATCAAATGTTACTGGTACATATATATTTGAAATATATGATGCTGATAATACAAGAGCAATATCTAAATCTTACACAATATCTGCATCTGGTGTTTGGGAATATAAAACAATTACTATTCCTGCAGATACTACTGGTGCTTTTGATAATGATAATGATGCTTCTGTTTTTATTCAATGGTTTCTTGGTGCTGGAAGTAACCTTACTTCTGGTACTTTAAATAGTTCTTCTTGGGTTTCACCAACTACTGCTAATCGTGTTGTTGGTCAGGTTAACCTTGCATCAGCAACCAGCAACTACTGGCAAATTACTGGTGTTCAATTAGAAATTAGTGCTACCGCTACACCTTTTGAGTTTGAGCCTTTTGAAACAACATTGCGTAAATGTCAAAGATATTATCAAAAATCTTACAATCAATCAGTTTTTGCTGGAGCCACAGGAACTGAAGCACAAGCAGTAATATGGTCTTCAGTAACAACAGGTGGTTACGGAAGTGCAATACCTGTTTTCCTTAAAGTACCTATGAGAGCAGCCCCAACTGTAACTATTTATAACCCATCAACTGGTGCTAGTGGAAGCATTTATGGTCTTAGTGCTGCAAATAGTTTTAGTGGTATTGCTGATTATATTAATCAAAATAGTTTTTCAATGTATGCAACAGCAACGCAATCTCCTGCTGGATATTTAATTGGTGCTAACTACGTAGCACAGATAGAGTTATAATTATGTATAAAATATTATTAGTAAACAACAGAAAAATATTACAAAGAATATCAGATAGTGCTTCTATTCCTTTTGATGAAGCAAACAATGATTACAAAGAATATTTAGAGTGGGTTGCCAAAGGCAACACAGCAGAAGAATATATTCCAGAGGAGGTATAATTAAAATATGGCATCAGCACAAATATTAACAAATGGTAAAGCCTTATATGCTTATAATGGTACAGAATGGGTACCTTTAAATACTACTGGGAATTTAGTTAATTCTACCCGCTGGCAAAAAGTTATGACAGGTGGAGAAACATCTCTATCTGGTAATGATGATAGTGGAGAGTCTTTAATTTATACCCCTGGATATGAGCAGGTATATCTTAATGGTGTTCTACTAGCAAGAGATGCTGACTATACAGCAACCACAGGAACGACTATAACAGGCCTTACAGCCTTAACTGCGGGGCATATAGTAGAAATCATAGCCTATAACAATATAAATGTAGGAAATACATATACACAAGGACAAATAGATAATAAGATTGCTAATACATTTACTAGATGGATAGATACATTAAGTGCTTCTGCAACGGTATTAAGTGGATTAGATGATAATTCTACTACTCTTTCTTATACCCCTGGTTTAGAACAAGTATATGTTAATGGAATTTTATTATTACCTTCTGAATATACCGCGACAAGTGGATCCAGTGTCGTGCTCTCAGAAGCGGCGGTATCTGGAGACGTAATTCAAATTTATACCTTAAAGAATTTTAGAGTTCCTAATACTTATACTATTGCACAAACTGATGATCAATTTTTAACTAAAACTAGTGCTAGTAGCACATATTTAACGCAGGCTGCTGGAATTACTGCAGCAACGGCTTCTGCTACATATGCTCCTATTGCGGCTGGTGGTTTAGTATTGTTAGCATCAGCAACTTTATCTGGAACATCAACTGTTGTTTCAAGTATCAGCCAAGCATATAAAAACCTTGTTGCTGTTATTGAAAACGCTAACATTGCTACCTCAGGTTACTGGCTTGTTAGACCTAATGCTTCTGGTTCAACTCGTGGTTGGCAGTCTCGTGTTGTTGGTACATCTTATGGTACTAACTCTGGTACTGATTTATCTCTTGATGCTGGTACTTCTTTGAAGGCTGCTGATACAACAAATATTACTATTGTTAAGTTTCCTAATTATACTTCTACTACTAGTTACAAAATTTTTACACACGATACAGCATTTTTAAATGGTTCTAGTGCAAGGTTTATGGGCACTGGTTCTGCTGTGTATGAATCAAATACTGCTATTACTTCTATTGAAGTTTTTGCACAGTATTCTATGTCTGGTGGAACTATTAAAGTTTATGGGGAAATATAATGGCTAGATCAAGAGATATATCAAAGGTTTTATCTTCTAATACTACCCTGGCTACTGACGCTGAGGTGGCTGCTAGTTATTTAACTACTGCTAGTGCCTCAACTGTATATCAAACTAAGGCTACTGCTGGATTAACACTTCTTACACCTGCTTCAATTACAAATACAGGAGGAACTGCTTCAATTGGAACAAATGGTACTGTATCTTTTTCTAGTGCTAGTGCAATATCTTTAAATGATGTGTTTAGTACAAATTATGAAAATTATCACGTAGTATTAAATTTTAATGCTACTGCTGCTCAATCATTAATAAGTTTAAGATTTAGAGTTAGTGGTTCAGATAACTCAAATAATGATTACTATCGTGCAGCAATTTCTAAAGATTCATCTTTATCAACAATCAATAACGAAAACGCTGACCCAACAACAAGTTATAGAATTGGAACAACTGGTAATAATAATGCATTAGTAAGTTTAAATATTAGTTCACCATTTCAAACTGCTCAAACAACTATTGTAAATAATGGTGTTGGAATAAATAATACTAATGAAGCAAGTTGGTTTGTTGGTGGTGGAGGTTTTGGTAGTACTACTTCATTTACAGGTTTTTCATTATTTCCTAGTAGTGGAACCATAACAGGTACAGTTTCAGTTTACGGTTACAACAAATAATGCGGGTATATAAAATTAAAAGGAGATATAATTAATATATGAGTAAAGCAAGAGATGTAGCGGAGATTATTTCTACCCCGCCTTCTATATATTCAACTGATGCAGAAGTTGCTGCTACTTATTTAACGCAGGCTTCTGCGTCTACTACTTATTTAACACAAGCAAATAATAGAACTGCTTTTAAGAATCTGATTATTAATGGTGCTATGCAGGTTGCCCAACGTGGTACATCAACAGCATCTATAACTTCAGATACCTATGCAACAACTGATAGATGGAGATTATTACCAAGTTCTCAAGGTACTTGGACTATGAGTGTTGAAAACGATGCACCAACAGGTTCAGGTTTTAGAAAGTCTACAAAAGTTCTTTGTACTACTGCTGATGCATCTCCTGGAGGTGCGGATTATGTTCGTTTAGACCAACGTATTGAAGGACAAAATCTTCAAGTAGTTAAAAAAGGAACTGCTGCTGCAGAACAATTAACTATTTCTTTTTGGGTTAAAGCAAACGTTACTGGTACTTACATTGTTAGTCTTTATGATGTTGACAATAATCGTGTTGTATCAAAATCATATACTATTAATGCTTCAGCAACTTGGGAATATAAAACTATTACTTTCCCTGCTGATACTACTGGTGCTTTTGATAACGATAATGAGGCTTCTTTAATATTAATATTTAGATTAGGTGTAGGAAGTAACTATAGTTCTGGTACTTTGCAAACTACTTGGGCTACTTATTCTGATGCTAATTCTTCTGTTGGTCAAGTTAACCTTGCATCAGCAACTAACAACTACTGGCAAATAACTGGTGTTCAACTTGAGGTTGGTGCTACTGCTACACCTTTTGAGTTTAAACCTTTTGCACAAGATTTAGAACAATGTCAAAGATATTTTCAAAGATTTAATGGTGGATATGGTTGGGTTGGTGCTGTTGGAACAAGTTTAAATAATGGAACAATAGGTGCAACTTTAATGACAGAAATGAGAACAATCCCATCACTTGCTCGTAGTGGTTGTCAAATAAATGATTATTGGACAAATGGTTATTCTATTACAGGTATAACATATTGGGAAGGTTCAACTAAATGGGTTGGTGCAACGTTTACTGCTAGTGGAAGTTTTAGTGGTAGATTTTATGCATTTGTTCGAGATTTAGTTAATACTTCTGGTACTGATTATATTGATGCAAGTTCGGAGTTATAATATGGAATATAAATTAATATTTAGTGTTTCAAAAAATAAAAATATGGCAGTTAATCGTTCTGATGGCTGGTCAATTCCGTTAGATGAAGCAAACACAGATTATAAACAATACCTTGAATGGGTTGCTGAAGGCAACGAAGCAGAAGTAGAGGAAGTAGAATAATGGAACCCAGAGGGTATATAAAACTATCCTTAATGCTATAATAAAGAGGGTATATTTATTTTTATACCCCGCTCTTTAGGAGGAGATTAACATCGCTTTTCCAGGTACCTATAATATTGCTTACTACCGTGGCGACCAATACGATTTTGTTATAAACCCTAAAAATCCTAACGGAGCAGCCTTTGACTTAACTGGTTATACTAGTTTATTTACAATAGCAACAGAACGTGGAAATTCAGCAGCCTTTGTTGGCTATGCATCCGCTTCAGTAGATGCTTCAGATGATACAGTTACTTGTAAAATTTCACCTGCATTAGGATCACAACTTTCAGGAACATCGTATGTTTATGACATAGAAATTAGAAAAACTTCAACATCTGCAACCTATACTTTATTAACAGGAAATATTTCCGTCACACAGGATGTAAGCCGTACAGGGCAAGGGTAGTTAAATGGCAATTACCACTGTTGTAAATACTGATGAAATTACAGTTCTTGGTCCTCCAGCATCTATTGATTTACAAGTCGACATTGGACCTAAAGGTGAACGCGGAAGTTTAATTTTTGCTGCACCAGGAGAACCAACAAGTGTTTCGGGTAGCGTAGCATTTATAAATGAATCTCCAAAACTAGGTGACTTATTTATTAATAATGATACTAATAGTTTAGATTATGGATCTATTTATCAACGTACCGCCGTTCCTGGAAATCCAGATACTTGGACATTTATTATTGAATCAGGACTAAGAGGACTACAAGGCGAAATTGGACCCGCTGGTCCCGCTGCCGATTTAGATATTGGAACTGTTTCTACAGGCGCTACTGCTAGTGCTTACATAACTGGTACCGCACCTAGCCAAGTCCTTAATTTAGTGCTTCCACAAGGCCCTACAGGCCCTACAGGAGCCGCTGGAGCAACAGGTCCTACTGGTCCTGCTGGACCTCCAGGTCCCGTTGGTAATACTGGACTAACTGGTGCTACTGGTGCAACAGGTGCACAGGGTCCAATAAATGAAGCAAGTTATTATAATGTATATGAATTTACAAGTGCTTCAGCAACATCAGCATCATTTACATATTTTGATCAAGACTTGATATCTTTTGTAACTAGTACATCTTATCCAGAAGTATATTATATAAATGGAGCACAAGGAAATAATTTAAATTTAATAAGAGGTAATTTATATAAAATTTCTATAAATACCCCTGGAAATCCTGCATATATTAGAAGTTTTTATACTACTTCTGCAAGTTCTATATATAATGAGGGTGTAGAAAATAATGGTGAAGACAATGGAGATATAATTATAAAAGTTCCATTTGATGCACCAAATAATTTATACCTTATATCTGATAATGAAAAAACTATGCAATTAGTTTTTAACATTGGAGACAGTATTACTGAATTTAATTATGAAAGTTTTGATTTAGAAGAGTATATAATAAATTCTTCAGGATCTGTACAAATAGGATTATTGGATACCGCAGTTTACAGAAGTGCTGATATAAATGTTCAAATAGAACAAAATGGAAACTATAAGCATAGTTTAGTATTATTAATTCATAATGATAGTACTGTAAATTTGCAAGAAATAGGAACAGTATCTTCTGGATCTATTACTAATACATTTAATGCTTATGTTGGTACAGTTGAAGAAGAATTTTCTCAACTTGCTGGTATTACTTATGCAGTAATAGGTCTTAGTGTTAATAATGCTTCAACATATCCAGCAACGGTAAAAGTTTCATTAAAGGATAAAGTTCTAAGATGAGGTATATAAATGGCTGAATTAATTAGTATTGCTTCCAACTACCCAGCAACTGAGTTTGATACCTTAATACCTCAACTTACAGATCCTGCTGATATTAGAGAGGCTTTCTTAGCCTACCACTTTGGTGTTTCTAATTTTGACGGATCAACAGATACCCCATCTTCAGACAGTATTCATTCTCATATTAAAGCATTTAAAGATTTACTAGAAGGCATTGCTGCTAGTGCTGTTTTAAGTTTATCTGGAACTGCTAATGAAATAACATTATCTGGATCTACTGGATATGTAACAATAGGGCTACCTGATGATGTTACGATAACAGATGATCTTACCGTAGGTGGAGATTTAAGCATAGTTGGTCCAGTTAGAGCAAATGTTGGAATAAACGTGTTTGCTAATTCTAGTGCTAGAAATTCATCACTAACTTCTCCAGTAGAAGGAACTTTAGCATACTTACAAGATACAAATCAACAAACCATATATTCTGGAACTGCTTGGGTAGGAATAGAAAATCATGGGACATTAGGTGCTAAAATAGATAATACAGAAGTTTTGGCCCTTTTAGGGTTATAGGAGAAAAATGGCAAATACATTTACAGTTCTTTATAGAGGTGCAACCCCAGTTGTTTCACCAACCAGTGCTAGTACAGTATATACTGTGCCAGCCTCAACCACAACTTTAATAACAAATATAGTTGTAAGCAATTCTGATACTAGTGCTAGAACCTATGCAATTTATTTAAACAATATAGGCTTGGCTGTAGAATCTACAGTTCCAGCAAGAGATTCAGTAATTATTGATGCAAAGCAAGTTATGGTTACTGGTAATACACTAAGATTAGTAGCAAGTAATGCTGCTGTAAGTTTTCACGTAACTGGCTTAGAAATAACACCATAAGTATTGACACCACCATTCTAGGGGTGTACAATTATATACATGTTCTTGAAGGAGGACAATATGGAAACAGTACTAAATAAAAAGGTTTTAAGTTCAGCATTGAACGCCTTTGTAATTGCACTAGTAACACAATTCGTTGATTCTGGTGCAGATGTGTCTGCTCTAACAGGAGATGCTTTAAGCACAATCCTAAATTCAGCAGTTGCAGCAGCAGCATGGGTAGTAATCCGTGCCGTTAATCCAAAAGATACAAAATTTGGTATTGGTGCAAAGTTAGAAGCACCTGCTAAAAAGGCAGCAAAGAAATAACTATTTAATAAAATTAAGGGGGTAGAGATAATCTACCCTCTTTTTTATTGTGATAAAATTATAAAGAGGTAATAATGAGAATAGGATCTTCAACTTTAAATCAAAGCAAGACTATGTCTAAGAAAAATACCATAAAAGGTATTATTCCAAATAATTTTAAAAATTTTAACCCATCTATTACTGAAGAATTTGAAGTATTAAATGCTTGGGATCCACTAAGCGGAACATGGACCACTAATGGAACTACTTTATCTACATCAACCTCATCTTCATCATATCCATTATTAACCAGTT